CATATTTTCCATACCAAGAGCATTCAATGCCCAGACAGTAATGTCTTTAAGTATACCTAAAGGAAATCCAATTAACCAATCAAACATTTCCATCATACCGCCTTTCAGTCCACCGAAGATTCCACCTTCATCGAATCCTTCCATAAACCCTTTGATGAATGCGATAGACGCAATGATCCCAGCAAAGATGAGACCTCCAGCAATAGCGAGAGGTGCTAATGCCAAACCAAACCCAGTTAATCCTGTAATGACGAGAGTTATACCCAACCTCATTGCCGTAAGTAATCCAGCAATTCCTTTACTATCTTTCTTATTACCTTTACCAAGATCAGATAATGATTTATTCTGATTTTGTTGCAATTTCATCATCTTCTTTTGTTGTTTTCTTGCCTTAGCAGAATCCTCTGCCGCCGCTGCACCTTGGTTATTCTTTTTTGATATCTTAGGTACTTTAACCTTCTTAATCACTACTCCCAATTTCTTTGCAATCAGTAAAAGAGTATTTTCTGACGCCAGTTTTTCTAAAACGGGTTCTGGTATGACAGTTTCTACCTTTGGTTCCTTTTTCTTTTCTTCCTCAGTTAATGCCAGAAGAGCAGCAGTATTACTACCTTGTTTAGCGAATTGTCCATTAGATTCACGCAATACTCCATTGAACTCTGCAATACCCTTTGAATTCACACTTTCAATTCGATTTGAATTCATTCCTAATTCACTTACAACTTTCTTAAATTGCGATAAGTTTGCCTCTTCCGCCTTCTGCATTTCTTTTTTTGCAATAATTAGTTTAAGGTCTTTTTTATCAATATTCAACTTACTTGCCAACAACTTCAACTCTCTATTTTGCATAAACTTCTTTTTAATGAGATCACCTGCCGCCTTAGCGACATTCGCGCCAGGCATACTACTTATAGCGCCAGAGAGTTTATCTATTTGCAAAGCACTTTTGAGCGCACCACCAAGTGAACTAAAATCAGTCTTGCCAGCTGGTTTCTGTGAACTGGTTAAAGAGTTCATTGCTTTGATAGACTCGTTTTGTCTTTTGGTGGTTTCTTTTAATTCGCCAGTTAACTTTGATAGGGAATCGTTTAGAGTATTGGCCATTTAATTTTCCTATTTCTTCTTAGTTAGTGCTTGAGTACCGAAGAATGCAGCGACAATTGCGGCGACTGAAACGAAGTATACACTTGCCATACTTCCAAGTATCTTACTCGCTTCACCGAGTCCAACCAAGTCTGCAAACACGACTGCTGCTGGGTATAACAACATACCCCATAATGCAAACCATGCCATCTGTCTTTGTGCATCACGCATTGCATCACCATCTTCAAGTTCTTTACGTTTGAACTCCATGTACAATGCGTGTTCATCTTCTGATACTGAACCATCACCATTGGTGTCTGCTGGGTGGTGTCCTAAAAACTGTTTTTCGTCTGACATCTTATTCTCCTATCTATTATTCATCGACTGATGCCGATTTTTCATTTGTTCGTCTTCTAAGTATTGTGATAAAAGAGCGATATAAATCTCCCTCTCCCATGGCAACATACTTTCAAGTTCAGTTAAAGAATAATTATGCTGGTGCATAAGTGTAAAACTTAATCTGTAATAGTTCTCAAGTGTGTTATGAGAGAGGGCTATTAGAAAAAATTCTGCATACCCTCTATTACAATTTTATTCATTACCCCAGTGTTTGGGTTCTTTACCTCAACTGTATGTTTAACCTTGGGCATAGTATCGAAAAACTCTTGAACCTTTTCAAATTGACTGTGGGATAATGAGTCAATAAATTCATCCAGTTCTTTGTCATCCATGTCACTTTTTGCATAAACATTTTCTGCATCATGTATTTGTGTTATGCAACCTTTAACAATTGCAAATCCTGCTGCTCCATCAGTTACTTTGGACATTTCAGAGAGGTTATCAATACGAGGATATCCTAATGTTAAACCTATATCATCAGTCAATTGAATTTCTGGTGTATGACCTTTTTGTTTTACACATTCAATCTCATCCAAATTAATCTCTACTTCTACTTCTGTCTCTCCATCATCTGGCATTGTCAATTTAATTGTCGAAACCTCACCGATAGATTTAGATCGCAACTTAATAAAAACGTATTCAATGTCAAAGAAAGGCAACTCGTTGGGTTTTAACGTCCCAAACGTACAATTCTCAATTATCTGTCCTACTGCTCGCAACATATCATCGTCTTCACCTGTTGATTGTGCAATTAGTAGTATCTTTTCTTCCTTTACTAAGAAAGGTCTATATTCAATTGTTTTCCCTGTTGAGGGTAGTTTCAATTCATATTTGGCCGTGGCCAACTTTGGTAATGCCATTATTATCTCCTGTTACATAATGTTAATATTATTTATAGTGTTTCTAAAATCACATATTAAATAAAGAGCCCGCCACACTTGTCCCGATTGTGTTACCTATTTCTCTCTTTAAGAATTGTGTTGGGTCACTAGTAAAGTTGTATGTTGAGTTTAGTTGACGCAACAGTTGTTGCGCTTGGGGTGGTTGTTCAATTCCAAAAAGTTTCTCTAATTTATAAAGGGGATGGGAAATATAATCACGAATGGCCATCTGTCCTTCTTGTCCTGATTGATTCGCAGCAACTTCCGTCCAAGGGAGTAGGTTACTCCTATTATCTATCCAACTTGCACTGTGAGTCCCATTATAGTTTATGACAATTGGTTTCCAACTTTTAAATGACATCATCACCGACACTGTTTGAAATGCACCTGTAGAACCCATACTGTATTGAATAGGGCCTACTGATTTTGGAAATACTTCTGACACTTCCACAGCAGATGCATTATTATCATTCTGGTCTAATTGGAAAATGAACATTTTACCAACATAGTCATCATAGTAGTTCAAATCATAGTTCTCTTTATCTACAATTTTATCTTGCCAATCGTTAAAGAAATTCTTTACTCTATGATCTGAATCAAGGATGTATGTTACTTCAATTTCTTCTGCATAACTAATTCCACTCGCTATTTGATAGGACGGGCCATATGCATTATCATTTGGAGTAGTAGTGATGTTCTTGCCAGGCATGGTGACACTTTGAACACGCAATTCCAGTTCATCATTTGCGATTGTGTTATATGCAGTTCCATTATACTTAACTTGATTTTTACTAAAGGATTTGTTTGGTGGTTGCATCTCAACATGAAATAGATTGGGGCGTGCAACATTTTCCTCAAACGCACTCATAAATGAGGAAATTTTACTTCTTCTTTCTTGTTTTAGGGATTTTCTTTCTATGGGCATTATCGTATCATCCTTCTAGAATCTGAATAAACTTTACCTTCAGTCGCACCGACAAATCTCTGTACAGGTAGTAACACTGCTGTCATCATTTCGTCTGCATCAATCACTCTAAATGGTGATTTTACATGGTCGAATAGGTATCTTTTTACTGTGGGTTTGACTAATGGATTTCTCTTGACTCTATTCCATGTCAGACGTATTTTTGTCTTATCATTCATATTGTCATCAGATGCATATTCTGATATTACATTGAGTAGTTTAACTCTCATAGGGATGGATAGATAGTGGAAGTTTAATCCAATAAATCCTCCTTCTGCAACCTCAATGGGCATGATAAGGGGGAACCTGTCATAGTATGGTAAAGTCGCTTTATATTTTGGATCATATCCAAAGAAGTTCATTTTACCAAACAAAGGGGCTTGCCTCACCTTTCCCTCACGGATTAACTGTTTAGGGGGTGGAGTACCAAGATCACGAATCTGATCTCTGAACCATGCAACTGATCGTTCATTTCCACCACTACGTTCTAATATTGTATCAAAGTATGTCATACTTCTATTTATACAGACTAACCCACATGATCTTCAGTAAGTATCTTAAATTCCATACCTCTGTCTACACACCACTCAATCGCCGCTTTCCATTTCGCTTCATTGACACCCCATGTACGAACCTCATTGATGTATCGTTTGGTTCTACGTTTAGGGGTTTTGGGTGGGCCACACTGTATCTTTGGTTTGACTTCAATAATCATCTTTTTGATGGTTTTATCTCTCTGTCTAACCTTTATGTAAAAGTCTGGAAAGTATCGGTGTCTCCTACCATCTAGGGGAGATACATAGGGTATGATAACCTCTTCACTACCCCATTCTAGTATTGCACTAGTATTGTCGCAGTACACCATAAACCTACGTTCCCACAAAGAACGATACACAATCTTCTTGACATCACCTCTGTATTTTGTTATATTGATAGGTATGAATTTTCCACTGTATGCCATGACAATCCTTATAAATACTTTTATGAAACATTACAGGAGTATTTAGACATGGCGGTGAAACAAATCAACAAAAGAATCGGCAGTTATCCTGATCTAGAATATGGGGCTGATCGTAATAATAAATCCGACCACTATGTAAAATTTAATGCAAGAGTGTTTGTTGATGGAGATGTGTCTTTGTCAGGCGGTTCTCACCATTCAGAACCAACTAATCAAAAACAAAATTTAACAGTCGCTCGAGTACCTAGAAGAGAATCAAAAGGGTCTATAAAACTATATCTTCCTGCTCAAATATCTGTATCACAGAAGTCAAACTATGGCGAGGCTGAGATGGGTGGTATTATTGCCGCAACCACCGCGGCGGTGAATAACTTTAGTGGGGGTGTTGGTGCGTCTGCCAAGGCAGCATTGAATGAATTTGGTACTGGTGGAATGGATATTGTAAAAAACATTGGCGCGGGCCTTGCTGATACTGTTGGTGTAAGTGGTGCATCAGCACTGAAACAGATTAAATCTGGTGTAGTTAAAAATAATAGAACTGAGATGATGTTTGAAGGTATAGACAGACGCGCATTTTCATTTACATTTAGACTTATACCTCACAACGCAATTGAAGCAGAAATTATTCAAAAAATTGTTACATCTTTTAGATATCATATGTTACCAGAAGTTCCTGCTGGTGCAGATTTTGGTAGGATATTGAAGGTTCCATCGACATACATGATAAATTACGCACACGAAAGAGAACTTCATAGGATAGGTGAATGTGTGTTGGAAAGTGTTGATGTGAAGTATGGTGGAGAACGTCCACAGTTTTATAATGATAATCGTCCAACAGAAACAGAATTAACTCTATCATTCAAAGAACTAGAGATTATGACTAAAAATAAAATAATGGAGGGATTCTAATGTATTTTAGTAACTTCCCACAGGTTGAACACGATGTTAAAGGTGATGGTGTAACCACCCTAATGACTGACATTACTCGTAGAGCAAGGGTGACAGAACGATCTATTGTAGAAACTGCATCTTATGATTATTATGACATTCTAGATGGACAAAAACCAGAAGATATTGCTTTTGACTATTATGGCGATTCTAATCTGCATTGGATTGTCCTACTAGTCAATAACATAAAAGACGTATATACGGATTGGCCTATGTCTGTCAATAGACTTGAAAGTTATGTAAAGTCTAAATATGTTAGTGTAGATGATATACATCATTACGAGATATATCAAGATTCTGGTGATACTACTGTAATCATAGAACTTCCAAGTGATGCGGCAACTGTCAAACCAGCCGGTGCAACTGCAATCACTAACTATGAGTATGAAGAAGCGCAAGTAGAGAAGAAAAGACGAATCAGACTTATCCTTCCTCAATATGTGTCTTCATTAAAAGAAGAGTTTAGAAAAAGTATTAGGACTTAATAATGGCAAATTTGCAATACGCAGGTGAGTATGAACTTGAAGTCTGTAAGATTTGTTCTACGAGTGGTGAAATAATTGACATCACTTCAATGGTATCATCAGTCAACATCTTTGAAGATATATTCAAATCATCACTAACAGGAGACATTTCTCTTGTGGATACTAACAATCTTCTAACTGCACTCCCAATCATTGGACAAGAAAAGTTGTTGTTAAAACTAACAACACCACAGTCAAGCGCAGTGACTAGAAACAATTCACTAGATTTTACAGATCATCCTCTATACATCTATAAAGTAGACAGTAAAGTGGAAATAAATGATAACACGGCCGCCGTAGTTCTTTCCTTTACCACCGCAGAAGCGATTCGTAGTAATAGAATTAGGGTAAGTCAAGCATTTGAGGGTGAACCATCTGCCGATATTATTCAAAAGATTATAAGGGATGAAGACTTATTAAATTCTAAG